ACGACTCAGTTAAGGGTAACGACCGCGTATAATACGGACTGTGCTTGCGTTGTTAACGTTCTTTGTTGCTGGGCATAAATAATTAAAAAGGAGAATTTGTGGAAGAGGAAAAGAAAGAGCCGACAAGAACCATACAGATAGAGGTCTATGAGGACGGAAAATTAAATTTTAGCTGGTCTTCAAAAGACCCGATGAGCGTGAGTGATATTATCGGGATTCTTTATGTCGGGCTTCAGCAGCTTTCAAAATAGGGCGCCGAACGGGTCGAAAGGCCTTTCCTCTTTTGGATAGGCGCCTTTTTAAGGACAAAATATGTATATAGAAAGACACAGCGTAACTGTTACAACGGACGCGGATGGAGATGGAACGGGATATACCCCTGTCGCGAGCGGAAGAGTTCTTGCGATAATTTATACCGAGGACGGAACGAACCCCTACGACACGGAATCCTCTTCAAGCTCCACGAGCGATACCGGAGGAGATTTTCTAATTACAGCGGAAGCCACGGGAGAGACAATCTGGAATGAATCTAATATAGCGGCATCTACCGCGAGGTATCCGAGGACTCAGGTTCACGATACGTCGGGGACCGCCCTGACTCTTGACGGCACAAGAAAGAATGTCGATTACATTCATCTTTCTAATGACAGGGTAAAGATAGTCGTCTCCGGCGGCGGAAATACGAATAGCGGGACATTTAAAGTGATTATAGGATGATTGTTCGTCTTTTAGAGAAATGGTTCGCCTGTCAGAAGAATTCCATCTTTGAACTTCCCGAAGAGCTTGCTCAAGAGCTGATTGACAGAAAAATAGCGGAGAAGATTCCGCAGATTGAAACAACATCTTACAAGGGCGGAAAAGAAAGCACACTTAAACCCAAGGCGGAGTTGAGATGTCAAGATTATACTTAAAGACGGCTCCAACGACAGAGCCAGTAACAAGGGCTGAAGCCTTGAAACATTGTCGAATAGAAACGACCTCGGATAATTCTCTTGTAGATAGTCTGATTACGGCTTCAAGAAGATATGTTGAGAAGATTACAAAAAGGCAACTGATAACTGCAACCTGGATTTATTATCTTGACGAATTCCCCGAAGAGATATTAATTCCAAGACCCCCCCTTATAAGCGTAACAAGTATAAAGTATATAAATACATCCGGGGTAGAAACTACGGTTTCAGCTTCGGATTATACGGTGGACACTTATTCCGAGCCAGCAAGGATTATCCCGGCTTACGGAGAGAGCTGGCCCACCCCCCGGGCGCACATAAACGTTGTCTATGTAGAATACTCAGCCGGTTACGGAGCGGCAGCGAGCGTTCCCGAAGAATTAAAATCGGCGATAAAACTTCTCATGGGACATCTCTACGAGAACAGGGAGGCCACGACAGAGCTAAATCTTACAGAACTCCCGATGGCTTTCTATTCTCTTTTAATGCCTTACAGAGTTTTAAGGCCTGAAATTTTATGGGTCGATGAATGATGGGTTCGATTAAACTCACCATCATCTTGAGCATGGTCGAAAGATGATTGGCAAGTTAAGAAACAGGATAAAAATTCAGGAAGCCACAGAAGCGAGAGACGACATCGGGGGCATTACCTTCACGTGGAGGGTCGTGGCGACGAGATGGGGTTCGATTGAACCCTTAGCCGGAAGGGAATACTTTTATGCCAATCAGACAAAGGCGGGAGTAAGCCATCTTGTAACGATAAGATATTTTCAATGGCTTACACCTTCGCATAGATTGGTATTTAACAGAAGAATTTTTTACATAGACAGAATTTTAAACGTGGACGAGAAGAACTGGCTTATGAAGGTCAGTTGTCTTGAGGTTGCGGGGGAGACGACAGATACGAGTTCGTCAAGCTCTTGAATAAATTCGTAATAATAAACGTCTCTGGCGGAAACGAAATTCAACTGATGTTAAAGAACCTTCCGCTGAAAATCCAGAAGCAGCTTACGAGAAGCTCGATGAGGCGTTCTTTGAGAATCTTGAAACAGGCAGCCCAGAGGAATTTGAAAAATAAATCTTTACACCCATACGCAACCGGGCTTCTGGCAAGCAAGCTTGAGATACGTTCCGCGAGCAGAAAAAGGGGCGTTTTCGGAGCTTCTGTTATAACTCCTAAAAGAGGAAACCTTTATAAGGCCGCAATGAAAAAGGGCCCTGGCTGGAAACATTTCGGGCAGGCGCTCACAACTGCATTTGCGAAGGGATATTATCCGGCTCACGTGGAATTGGGGACTTCAAAGATGCCGGCACATCCTTATTTAAGGCCTTCTTTAAAAGAGAATAAGCAGAATATAATTAATATGTTTTTAGACGACTTGAAATGGCTGATTGTTAAGGAAAATCGGAAAAAAATCTAATGAGCTTAAAAGAGGCAATTTACAATCTTCTAACTTCAGACGCAACGGTTTCCTCTCTGGTCTCGACGAGAGTTTATCCTGAAATAGCCCCGACATCCTCTTCGTTTCCGAGAATAACTTATACGAAGATTTCCAATGAACACGAAAGACATCTTACCGGAGAGTCCGGGGTGGCGCATCCCACGATTCAGATAGATTGCTGGGCGAGGACGGCCCTGGAGGCAGAAACATTGGGAGAGGCCGTCAGAAAATGTCTTACAAGATACTCGGGGACGACTTCTGAGGTAAATATAAGAGACATCTTTTTAGAGGCGGAGAGGGACGATTTTGAGCAGCCGGACGATAATTCTCAAATCGGAGTTTATAGAGTTTCTTTTGATTTCGTAGTTTGGCACGTAGAGGACCTGCCAAACAATTAAAGAGTGGAGGAAAATATGGCGAGGACAGATTGTGCCACCGGCACGACGATTACTTTTGTTACGAGCGCATTTACAGCCCAGATGCTTTCAATTTCGTGGAATGACATCTCGCGGGGAGAGATAGACACCTCTCATCTCGGGACGACAACGGCAAGAACTTTTATGCCGACCGACTTATACGACCCTGGAAACATAGAGATAGAGTTCGCATTCGACCCGGAAGACCAGCCCCCGATAGACCAGCCGGTCGAGACTATAAGAGTTGAGTTCCCG